AAAACCAGCAAATGAGAAGTTTGAAGGTTATTGCTTCGGCAACTTTCAAACTAAGCTAGACTGTAATGGGCAAAGCGGTTGTACTTGGCAGAAAGGATGAGAAGAGATGAAATTTCTAGTAAAACCAATAAATAATAAGTTTGAAGGCTTTTGCTTTGGCGGTTCTCATGCTAAGCTAGATTGTAATGGGCAATGTGGTTGCAACAGCCAGAGTGGTGGTGGCGGCGGTGGCGGTTGCAACGCAGTAGTTGTTCCTATTTATGCTTATTGTTCTCGTCGAGGGTAAGATGGAATAAGTAAGATGCAGTTACTTACTTTATGTACAATAGTTCAGAGTTATTATATAAAGTGGCTATTGTTGAGACTAAAATTTTGGAAAGGAGGTGAGAAGAGATGAAATTTTTAGTAAAACCAATAAATGATAAGTTTGAAGGTTATTGCTTCGGCAACTTTCAAACTAAGCTAGACTGTAACGGACAAAGCGGTTGTACTGGGCAATTTGGAAAAACACATGATGGTGAATAATAAATGCACCATCGAGTACCGACGTAGCTATTTACTCTGTTTATAAAAACAGTTGTTACAATTATCAAAATAGCTTATTACTTCGGCAACTTTCAAGCTAAGCTAGATTGTAGTTATCAATATGGTTGCAACAGCCAGAGTGGTAGTTACGGAGGAGAATACAAAAAAGCACGCCTTTTTAATTTAAAGAAGGCGTGCAAGGTTCAATATACTGCTTCATAAGATTCACGAAGTAATTGGAGTTAAACCTTGTAGAATACATAGTGTAAAAAAGAGAATCTTACGGAAGAAATTCCCATTTTTTTGAAATTATTCACAGAACTTTGTTTATACTTTGCAGGAGATACTGATAGTATCCGATATTTTATTATAGATATATTTATTGTTTTAATAAAAAATATGCTATTTAATTATCGCGTTTTGTTTAGTATGTTCTTAATATGTTGGAGAAAAACCTTTATTACTTATTATGGTGTGTGACCTATATTGGTAATGTATAAAAAATATCAGTTAGTTATGTTATAAGTTGCGTTTCTCAAAATTTTGAATTTATAAATATATACATATATACAAGAAAATTAAAAATTATTTTAAAAAGAGCAAGCATCTATCCTTACTTTTTGACGATCTATATTTTTTTGAATGTAAATGCTTTGTGTTAAAAATATTATAGAAACATTGGCGAAAATAAGTTTAGTTATAGTAATTAACTATGATATACGCTTATTGAAACATACAAAAGTATTTTTTTTAGTAATGGAAAAATAGGAACTAATGTTATTGTAATAATATATTAAAATTAATTTGGGACAAAAAAATGGAAACAAAAGTTTTAGTTAAAGCTGATGAAATCTTTACTAAAGATTTTTAGATTCGAATCGTATCGTGTTTATTTTGTTAAGGACTGGCGTTAATGAAGTTAATGATTTAATAACTAGAAGAGAGATGAAGAGAAAAGATGAAATTTTTAGTAAAACCAGCAAATGAGAAGTTTGAAGGTTATTGCTTCGGTAGCTCTTATGCTAAGCAAGATTGTGTTATGCAATATGGTTGCAACGCAGACTATGCGATTACCTTCCCAAATAAAAATTAAGGACTATCCTTGATATGCCACATGGGAAATAACATTGCGTTGTAATATACAATCACAAAACCTGTAATTTACGATTGCTATTGTATTGAGGAGAATATGGTGTTACTTAATTTGAAAGCAAAAAAAGAGGTTGATATATATAAACTAAATGAACAATTTAACATATTATGTACTTTGTTTGCTCCTTTGAGAAATGTATATGTATATGTATGTTGTTCGCAGATGGAAATGAAAAAATGTTTAAAGATCAAAAGTACCAATTTGCCGAATTGGGTGGTTGGAATTAATCATAACAAAAAAATTGCTGTACTAAACAAATATGTTTTGAATTGCAAAGGCTTTAATATCAATGAAATATGCGAGCATGAAATGGTGCATATATTTGTAAACCATTTTATCCCAGATTGTCCATTATGGATAAATGAGGGATTGGCACAAAATGTTATTTTAGATAAAGCAGACCATACATCTTGTTGTATCCTTCCTAAAGGAAATTATTTACCAAATCCATATAATTTATCTTATGACTCTAATTTATATTATGTTAGTAACATTATAATAAAAAAATTATTTGAAAAATATGGTTTCTTTTACATTATAAATCAATTAAAGAATTGTATTAACTTTGAACACCACAATATTTTCGGCTATAACGCGATTGAAAAATTTATTTTAAGTTTGTATAACTAATTACAGCAATTAATTTGAAAAGGAGGGAAAAACGGGAAATTTATTTTATATTTGCTGCTTTATTACTTCGAAAATAAATATATAAAGAAAGGATGATACTCATTATGAAAAATTTATTTTTCTCTATTTCTCTTGTCTTAATGATGTTAGTTCCAGGGGTATTTATCACAAATGCTTCTGGCAGAGGCAGAGGTACTAGTGAAAAAAAAATAGAATTGGAGGCAGAATCATATGTACTAAACATCACTAATCTCTCATTACATAATTCACCTAATGTAATTGTTAATATTCACCCAGCTGAAGATCCACACGTTTCAGTAACTACCGATGCTAGTGTCATGGATAATATTATTATTAATGTTAATAATAGATCTCATATAATAGATATAAGGAGCACGTGTCAATGTCAAGTAACACAATTTGTTGTGGCAGTTTCTGTGCCTATTAATACTTTTAATTGTAGGGGTGCTTTTGACGTAGATGCAGACATAGGGGCTGTTCCTAGTTTTGTTCTTAATGGAGGAGGAGAAATAACTGGGACACTCCAAATAAATGGAATACCTAATGTAAGTATTGATCAATCGGGAAAAATAAATATGATATTAAAAGGTTCTGCAGATAATTTCAGCTGTAAGAGTAGTGGAGAAGGGAATATAAGAGCCCATGAGCTGCAAACGCATCATTCTAAATTTGAGTTGTCGGGAACAGGCACAATTGGTATACATGCTGATACATCATTAAAAATAAATGCTAGCGGGCAATGGAATTGTAATTACTCGGGAACCCCTTCTGTTGCTTTCCATCCTGCTGGTTATTGCAAATTAAATAAAATCTAGTTAAATATAAAAAAACTGAGAAAATAAATTGGGTGTTTGTAAAAAAAATTGTGATATACTAAAATGGCTTTTCATATTTACCATATCACACATTTATAAAAAGTTCTTGTGAAAAAGCAGGATAATATTAGGGGCAACAATAAGTTGATAATTTGATAAGGTGTGCCAATTAATAGCACACCTTAATATTTAAAGGAAGTAAAAAATTCAATGTAACTACTTGAAGATTTTAGTTACCAGGTTCAATGACTCAAGTAGTTTTTTATAACAAATCCTAAGCAGAGGGTTAATTAATGATTGTTTGGAGAAACTTTATGTGCAAAAGAAATAATAAACTTTGGGAACATGCAATAAAACAGATCAAAAAATATGCTAAGCAAGAGACTATTAGTGTATTACTAACAACATGTTATAGCGTTTCGGTTATTGCAACACCGTATTTGACCCGTTATCTGATTGATTCTTTCACAATTGCTTCACATTTCGCAAATATTTGGAAATTAATGATAGTATTTTTAGCCGCTTGCTTTATGCAACCAGTTATTTCATATTACAGTACAAAGATTTTGCAGGCAATTTCTGAAAATATTACATTAAATACTAGATTCAAGCTTTTTTGGAATGTTTTGCACACTCCAATGCTATTCTTTCATGAAAACTCGACGGGTGCTATTGTTTCGCGATTAACTAATGACAGTCAAAAATTAAGCGATCTCTTTTTAGGTCTGCTCTCAAGTGTATTTCAGAATGCTTTATTTGTTGTTTTGATTTTAGTGGGAATGTATCTGTTTTCGCCAATCATTGCAACATCAGTACTATTGTTGCTTTTTATTTATGTGGGGGTTAATATATACTTTAGTTCTAAACTCGAAGCAAAATCTAAAAAGGTTTTAGAGAATAATGATAATTTCTATAAAGTTATTTCTCAAGGGATCAACAATATTGAGAACATAAAAACAGCTGCTCTTGAACAGGAGATCTATGAGGAATTCGGCGGCATATTAAATGACTTCAAAAATAATAGACTTAAATTGTTTGGATTATATAATCTTACAAGAAGCTTTAGCACTACTCTTGAAGTTTTTTCTATTGGAATAATATATTGCGTGGGATTTTTGCTGATTTCAAAACATAAACTTACTGTGGGTGGAGTGGTGGCTTTTGATATTTATTTTCAAATGATGATGCCTGCAATCCGTCAATTGCTCCTTTTAAACTCCAGTTATCATGAAATTGCGCCAGCTTTAAAACGTTTGGATGAATATCTTACACTCTCTGCTGAAAACAATCTGCAATCACGTATTTCAGATAACAACAATAATCCCTGTGTTTGTTTTGAAAATGTGTCTTTCGGTTACTCACCCAAAAATAATTTAATATTAAAAGATGCTTCATTTTGCTTAAATACACCTGGTCTTTATTGTTTGGTTGGCAAATCCGGAGCCGGAAAAAGTACGATTGCTAAATTAATTTTAGGGTTATACAAACCAACCGCTGGTCAGGTACTTGTTGATGTGGGAGGGAAGCAAGTTGACAACCTGCGAAAAGAAATAGCCTATGCTTCGCAGAACATGCCATTCTTTAATAAAACGATACGATACAACTTAACTTTAGGAACAGAGAATATTGCAGATGAGGAGTTAATTGCAATTTGCAAAAAGCTAGATTTGCATGATACGATTGCTAACTTGCCTAATGGGTATGACGAATTGATAACTGAAAAACTTAATCTATCCGGCGGAGAAATTCAACGATTAAACTTGGCACGTGTATTTTTGCAAAAAAAGGCAATTAATATTTTGGATGAGATAACCTCAGCCTTAGATTCAAGAAATGCGCAACTTGCGAAGTCAGTTATTGAAGAACTGGCAAAGACTAACTTGGTTTTGCTTATAACGCATAATAAAAACTTAATTCAAAATGCCAAACAGATTTACATTTTAGAGAATTGCAGAACAAAGAAGAAATAAAAATTAGTTTTTTTACTTACTGATTAAATTGCTACTTTTATTAATACAAATATCCCATCCCAAAAAGTATACCCTTTGGAACAGTTATTTACCCAATTCCAAAAAGTATGCTTTTTCTAGTTTTGAGAAATTCCCAATTCAAATGCATGAATTTTGGAACGACACTTCGCTTTGCGTTCACAAATTTTACATATTTTCCCCCGTGCTGTTTTTTTGTACTTATTTTTTCCAGTGCGGGGAAAAATATGTAAAACATGCTTCACGCGGCGCGGAGTTGCTAATTAATAAATAAATATGATATAATAAATATAGTGGTAGAGATTTAATTTTTGCGGTACTACTCTCCTTCAATTATTTTTTTTAGTGAGGGGGTGAGGCCGTGAAGAAAATACGTTTAATTTTCAACTGGATTAAGCGGTTGTTTATTAAAAAAAATCAGCCTGTATTTATAAAAATACAAGCTGATCAATTAAAAATAAACATCATCTTAAAAACTGGTAAAAATTAATACGAGAATCTCTACCACTATTATAATACCACTTTTTTTATTAATTGTCAAATGGGGAAAAAGCAACCTAAAAAGGTTGATTTTTGCTATTAATAATTAATTATGATATAATAAATATAGATGGTAGAGACTTGAGGTCTTTATGGTATACCTCTCGGGACAACTCAAAATTGTTTGCTGAGGAGGTGATGCCGTGGGGATAATTGCCAAGGTCTTCAATTGGATTAAGCGGTTATTTAAAAAAGAAAAATCGCCCGAATCTATAAAAATTCAAGCGATAAATTCTTTTATAACTATTTATATCCATAAAGACTAAAGCAACAAGTCTCTACCATCCAAATCATACCACTTTTTTTATTAATTGTCAAATGGGGAAAAAGCAGCCTGAAAAGGCTGCTTTTTATTTTGGCTCTATCTTCATGGTTATTCTCATTATACCATTGACTTCAGTTATTGTCAATGGGGATTTACTCTTTATATTTTTTTTCATATTTTTCTCATGTAACCGCCCGGTCATTGTCATAGCCGGGCGGTTACTCCTAAAAAAAAATAAAAGGGGGCAACGCTATGATATGTGGAATTGCAGTATGGACGGCGGTATTGGCTTTTATTTGGCTTGTTTTTTGGGTAGGATAAGTAAAAAATTGAAAGGATGGTAAAAATATGGGAACACCGGAAAAATTAGAAGAGCTAGCTCAGAAAATGAGAGAGCTTGAGAAGGCAGTTGAACAGTCTACAACACATTTAGACGACGAGCTATACACTAAAATACAGTCAGGTATTAATGCATTAATATTAGGACTTGAAAAAGCGATTGACGGGCTAACGGCTTTGGTCAGTCGCTTTTTCACATAACTTGAAAGGTGGTGAGAAGAATGGCACAGAAGAATAAAGCATTAAAAAATCTTGAAAGTATTTTTCCAGAGATTACAGAGGAACAAACCACAGCTATTAGTAAATTATTTGACAAACAGGCAAGCGAATATGCAGAAGAAGTAGACAACCTGCGCGAACAATTGACTGCAGCTAATAATCAAATAAAGGAATTCCAGTCAATGAATATTGACGAGATAAAAGCGAGCGCGGCGGCATGGCAGGAGAAATACGCAGCTTCTGAAAAAGCATGGCAGGAAAAGCTGGCAGGGCTTAAATACGAGGCAGCAGCAAAAGACGCAATTGCGGATATTAAGTTTAGCTCTAATTCTGCAAAACGCGCATTTTTAAGTGATTTACAGGCTAAAAACCTACCACTTGAAGCTGATAAACTAACAGGCTTTTCAGACTTTTTACATAGCTATAAAGAGAGCGACCCGGACGCATTTGCACCGGAGCCGCAAAACAACGGGAATCCATATTTGCCCGGTGTTAGCACTGGTGTGAATTTGGGAAATACCGAAGAAATGGACGCAGCGCAAAAAGCGTTTGCAGATCGGGGAATTGACTTTTCATCTATTAGAAAGTTCAATAATATAACAAATAGGAGCGTGGAATAATGGCAAGACCATACGATGCAACCCAATTACAATATGGGGATTTTTATCTACCGTCACGGTATAGCGATATCTTATTACCTAACTTTTTCTACAACTCATTTTTGCAACCTGGAGTAACATACACAGACAGATACCAAATGGGAACTGCAGGGCAGATATTCGTACCAAAAATGAAACCAGGAACAGTGGAACTTAAGGAACCATGCAGCGAGTTCGACCACAAAGATATCGGCAACGAATTATTGCAGATCACTTTGAACTGCACATATATGAGCAGTAAAAAGATATGTGCATTGCAAGAAACAGTTGCTGATTATTCATTGATTTCAGAAACAGTCAGACTTACAGCAAGAGAATTAGCTGAATCCTGGAACATGAGCGGTATTGCTGCATTGTTAACAGAGGGCGCAGGGCAATCGTATGAAAGACCAATACCAGCAGATTTAGATGAATTGAAGAACGATATTTTAACAGTACTGCTAAACCATACAGGCGGCTAAAACTTGCAGAACTTGCATATGGCTATTTTATACGGTTTGAACCCGAGGACTGCTTGTCAATCAGAATCTTACAGGAATTAAGCCCACTAGCCACGACGTTGCCTGAAAGCAAGTTAAGCTTTGAAATAAACACGCGTGAAAATGTTTCCTTTATGTTTCAAGAAAAGCAGCCCGTCAGAGTATTTCTTGATAATGAGATTGTAGGCGCGTTTTTTATTAAAAGCAGCAAGCAGACTTCAATGCACAGGTATTCTATTGAGGCAGAAGATGCAATTGGAGTTTTAACAGATATACCATACACTGAAACGATGTATGAAACTGCTACAAATGCAAAATCTGTAGTTGAAGGAATAATCGGCAGCGAGTTTATAGTGTCGTGGAACGCTGAATTGGAAAATGAAGCTATAAAAGGGCTTGTATCAGCTAAAAATACCAGGGAAGCCATACAGCAGATTTGTTTTGCAATAGGCGCAGTGTGCCATACAGACTTTTCAAACGGTCTTATAATAGAAAAGCTGCACAGCGACAACGTAATTAATATCCCTCAAGAGCGGATTTATCAGGGCAATAGCGTGGATAGAACAGCGGTTTTAACCAGTCTTAATGTTTATGCACATACCTATACTGAAACGCAGGAAACAGGCGGGACAGACGTCATTAAGGTGGGCAATAAATACTATGTCCACACCACTACAGTAACGACAATAGACAACCCTAACATAGCTGCAAGTGCAAAAAGAAATGTGTTTGAAATTAAAGAGGCTACATTAGTCAATACAGATAATGTAGCAGATTTAGCACAGCGTGTATATGATCACTTGCTTAAAACAAGCACACACAATCTACAGTTTAAACGCGTTTCAAGCGCAGAGCGGTTAGGAGCATATATATCAGCTTTAACACCGTTTGACGAACGAGCGCAAGGATTTTTAGAATATGCAGAAATACAATTGAGCGGTATTGTTGCAATAAATGGCAAATATGTATTTTAGGTGATAAGATGACAGATTACAGCACAGCAATAACAGACAGGTCGGAAAATGATTTAAGACGATTTAGACAATTAGACGCCAAACGGTTTACAGATATGACGCTTGCAGAACGAGCGGAATGGCTGGCAGGGCTTAAAGCAACGTATAACGCCACCGACTTGAACAGAGTTGGTGGTTTTATTTTAGATTTGGCAGAAAAGCTGCATGATATAGCGGGAATAACTGTAAATGTAAATCCGAAAACAGATTGGGTTTACAGCGATATTCCCACAGTTGTGCAGCTTGATAAATATATATCAGATTTGCACAGTCTGAAAAATTCTTTTGTTTTTAATACACCCGATATCCCGAACACGGCTTCTAACTTAACTTTAACAGGCGCAAATGCAATAGAGCAGATGTGTGTTAATTTAAACGCAGCCTTAACACGGTTACAGCAATCCGGCTTTTTTTGCGACGAAATTTATTCAGGTGAGTTTTAATTAGGAGTGATTTTAATGGCACAGTATATTTTAAATATGGGTGGTTATAGCAACGGCTACTTTAACACCGTTGATGTATTCCACGTGACAGAAAACGGCGTGGTGGCCATAGAAGAACATAATTTAACATTAAGCACAGCGCGGGGCGATTTAGCAGCTGCCTCAGCTGGCAACTACATCTTAGCAATGGGTGGCAGTGGTGGCGGCTACAACGACATCTTTAACACCGTTGATGTGTTCCAAATCTTTAATTAGGAGTGATTTTAATGCGCTGGAATGAGATTGTTCTTTCAGATGATACACAAATTAACGTTACCAGTATTGCTTTTGGCAACGGTTATTACACCGCGCTTAGCGTTCGCTTTATAAATGACGAATATCATATCGATATTCTCTACACCAACGATTTAGCTAATGGGTGGAATACAAAGACTATATACAATTCCGGCGCAGATCCCATTATTGCGCCGGGTATTGTGTTCACAGGCTCTAAATTTGTCATCCCTTTTACCACCAATTTAAGCAATTCTCTTTCCGCTATATCCTTCACCAGCCCTGCAGATGCCCCGACGGTTACAGCCGATATATTCCACTATGCGCACCCGATACACTTAAATTCAGTGCGCTATGTTGGTGAGAAAGTAATGGTGTGCGGTAATGTCCAAACAGGAGCAGATGACGATAATATAAGCGGATATATCTGGTATTGCACAGATCCCACGAGTGTATGGGAAGCATATGAAGTTATACAATATTCGCAGCAAGATGATATTGCAGGTAACGCACAGGCTGCTGTATATGACAGTGAAGACAGCACGTACAAGGTATATACTGTAGCTAAACAAAACCAAAACACTAATATACATCGCATATACAGTTCCGCTGATTTGGAGAATTGGGAAACGCCTGTTGAAGTGGCACGCGATAGTTTATCTGCATTGCCGTTCCCTGCTTTTGCATACTGTGAAGATTATGACGCTGTAGCTTTATTTTTACACGGGAGTATTTATGTTTCAAAAGCAGGGCAAGCGTTTGTTGCAATACCCTACCCTGCGGGAATAGGGGCAGAATCCATAAGAGCAGCGACAAGTGACGGTACAAAGTTTTTAGCGTCTTCCGCAAGCGATAACCAATCGGATTTAAAAGTTGTGTATTCAAGTGGTGATCCTACCGTGGCAGGTAACTGGCGTGTTCAAACATTGGCAGAAGGGACGCAGATTAGTTCAGACGTTAAGTTTGTAGATGATACTGATTTCTTTATTGTCGTAGCAGGACAGGGCAACGAGTTAAAACCTACTATCTACACTGCGCTATTTGCAGCAAATGAATTTAATATCATGAAAGACCGCGTGCCTACCTATCCAGGTCGAGTGAGCTTAACCCCTTTAGGCAATAATCTATATACACTTGCACGCGCAGACGATCCGACTGAGGACGGTACTAAATTAAGTAAAGTTAATTTATTAAGTGATGACGCGGCGCTTTCTGTATGGAACAATACGCCGCCTAATATATTATGCACACCTAGCACGGCTTTAGAACATTTAGGCAATAACGCGTTTCACGTTGGAGATATTTTAACCACAGCACGAGATTTAAGCGGTGATACAAACTGGCTTAAATGCACAGGGGGCGGTATATCAGAAGTGGACTATCCAGAGTTATATCCGCTGCTTCAGACAGGTTCGGTTGAGGGCGATTGGAATACCAATGTTATTGACGATAGCACAGGTTATTCTTCCTCGAACGGCTGTAATGTAGCAACGGACGGCGAGTGGTATGTTATGGTAGCTGCCAATAGCGTCGGTAATTATTTGTATGACTGGTACGTTTACTATACAAACGATCCCAGTGGCGCGTGGACTAAAAAGACTATTGTCACTGGTTCTAATTGGCAGTATATGAATAGTTATATTCCCTTAATATACGCAAACGGCTATTTTGCATTTCTGGTGACGGAATATATAACGGGGAGCGGTTACGGTAATTCTTTTGTTGTTTATGCAGATGATCCCAGCGGCACATGGAACACAATGCAGCTAGGTGTTTCCGGCAGATATTGCCAAGGGCTTAAGTACCTGAACGGGAAATATTTAACCTGGACTAACTATAACCCTAACGGTTACTATACCGATGTGTTAACCTTTGATGAAATTGGCGGTCAGGTGACTACTAATACGATTATGATTGATGCGGGGACACCTACACAGACTTGTGATATTAATTATTACAACGGTCAGTGGTATGCTATATGGCATCAAACCGATACATCCGGGGGTTTCTATAATGCAAGTACCAGGCTATATTATTCAGATACGCTGGCTACAGTATATTCAGCAGGGCAATATGGCACAGTAGAAAGCACTAGCAGCAGCTCTTCTAATCTTAATTATTTCTATCCTGAAAATCTAACCTGCGGTAACGGCTATTATGTATTATGGGGCTATCGTTCTTTAAGCCAAGGGCAAAGTGGTTTACTGGATATATATTACTCAAATGATGCACATACATTTACTCGATCATATATGTCGGACTATTGGGGACTTATAAGAGATTGCAGTGTTCCAATTTTCTTTGACGGTGCATTCTATATGGCGACACGCGGTCTTGACGGCAATTTGCCATACATAATATATGGTGCAGACCCTGTTAACTTAACTGCTAAACTGTTATTTAACTCTAACGTTAGCCGTACAAGCCTGGCAGCCAGTGAAACTTCTAAAACCTTATTAGTCGGTGCACAAAGCCAAAACTACGCTAATTTAACGGCAGCGTGGCAGAAAGTTGGCAAGTCTTTACCTAAGCTTTCACCCGGTGTAGGCTTAAACGCATATATTAAGGCAAAGGAGGGGGATTAAAGTGAGAGATAAGCTTTACTCATGGTGTGTTGTACTAACCGCCTTAATCGTCCAATTTACTAAGGGATTATCCCCCATAAAGTACATGCCCACTCAGTTATACTCTATTGTTATTTCTTTCTGTGTTCTCTATGCTATGTCATATATCCCGCCGCTAAGTTTTGATTACGAGAATGTGAAGACACGCGGGCAGCGGTATATTATGTTTACTGTGGAAGCGGTTATATTCTCTCTCTCTTCCAACGGGCTATTTGACTTAATCAAGAGGTTCTCGCCATGATGACCTATGTTCAAGAGACGTTATTCGGAGTGCCTGAAACCGTTGAAATTGAGCAGGAATACCGCCCATCACAGGAAGAGATAAACGAATACTACAAAACGCATACGTTGTTGGAAACAGTGAGACACTTCCACTGCCGTCCGAACAAGTTGAATATAGACCCGGAGCTTAAAAAAGGCAGGCGCGGTGCAGGGAAAATAGCAAGTATTGAAACCGAAGTGCAAGCCGTCTTTTTAAAGACGTTTACAAAGCAATCCAATAGACGCATTGCCAAAATGTTGGGAATAGCACACCACTGGACAATCACGGAGATTGAAAGGAGAAATCAAACTTTGAAAAATCTATTTGAAGAATACAGAGTACAGATAGGCAATGATTATGGCGCACACCTAAAGGAAACTGTAGGATTTATTATGAAAGGTATGGACGCTATGCTTGCCGAAGCTTTGTCTAAAAAGAAAATCAAAGCAGCAGAGTTAAAGGAATTAATTGACGGCTGGTCTAAAATGCATTCCAATATTATGGACTGCATACCTCATGATAAAGTAACAGGGGGCGGTGACGCGGACGCTAAAGCGCAGTTAATGAACGCCTTAACAGACGCTATTAGGTCAAATCAAATGGATAAAGAAACAGCAGAAAGTATTTATTACCAGCCGGACGATGAAAGCATACCGTCTGATGAGCAGGAAGATGAACGATGAAACTACTTAAATTTACACCTAAGCAGGAGCAGATATTCAATTTTATTGCAGATGATAACCGTTATTTAATATGTGATGGCGCGGTAAGAAGTGGTAAAACAGTGCCAATGGCTTTGGCTTTTGTTCTATTCGGACTGCTGAAATTCAACAATGCTAAATTGGGTATCTGCTCTAAAACAACACGTACCGCTGAAAGAAATATTCTCGATCCTTTATTTGCAATTGACGGCTTACCCTTTACCATGAGATACAACAGAGGCACAATGGTTTTAACAGCAAGCTGGGGCAATACCACTAATGAATATCACATCTTCGGTGCTAATGATGAAAAGGCAGCGGCTAAAGTACAGGGTATCACTTTAGCATCTGTCTTTTTTGATGAGGTTGTTTTAATGCCTGAAAGTTTTGTTAGCCAAGCAATAGCCAGGTTATTAACCGACCCGAAAGCTAAAGCGTGGTTTAGCTGCAACCCTGAAAGTCCGCAGCATTGGTTTTTTAAAACGTATATTGAAAACAGAAAACCGTTAACGAGATACTTACACTTTGACATGAGCGACAACCCACTAATGACACCAGAGGCTATAGAGCGCGCAAAGTCAAGCTTTAGCGGTGTCTTTTTACAGCGGTATATTTACGGGTTTTGGTCTGTTGCCGAGGGTGCTATATATCCTGTCTTTTCGGAAAATAAAACTAAATACATCTGTAATTCCGTGCCCGAACTGCCAAGGCTTAATATCTATGCAGGGCTTGACTTCGGGGGCAATAAGTCACAGCATGCCGTTACCGTTACAGCTACAGATACACTCAAGCGAGAAATATGGGTATTGCATTCAGAGAGCTTTAAGGCGGAGAATATAACGCCGGATGAATTGTATGCACGCGTTGATGCAATTCTGCAGCGTGTAGAAAATGACTTTAAAGTGAAAGTACAAGCGATCTATGCAGACAGCGCGGAGCAGACGTTAATCAATGGTTTAAGAGTTAGGCTACCTGTGCCTGTTAGAAATTCCATTAAAGAGCCAATCAATGACCGGATAAGAGTAACCACATCGCTTATGGCTTCTGGTCGTTTTCACATGATAAGAAACCGCTGCGCAGCGTTGGAAACTGCTTTTGAAGCTGCGGTATGGGACGAGAAGAAGTTGGACGACACACGGCTTGACAACGGCACATATAACGTTGATATTTTAGACAGTTTTGAATATTCCTTTGAACGGTATTTGAGAGCATTAGCAGGACTACCTGCAGAAAATTTAGAAGAGAAATGGAGAGATAGCGATGTTGAGCTTAGCCAACGATATTTTGAAGGAGTTTGGCGTTGAAGTTTTAATGCCGTCAATTATTCGTGACTTTATAGAGATTTGGCGCATGATATATATATGTGAACCGCCGTGGCGTCACGAGAACATACGACCGCTTAATTTAGGCGTGGCTGTGCCGTCAGAGCTAGCACGACTAACAACACTTGAATTAAAAGCGCATTTTGGCGCAGAAGATGAAATAATGCAGCGTTTTTTGTCGGGTATAAAGCCTATTGCAGAATATGCCTGTGCTTTAGGATCAGCTTTATTTGTGCCATTCACAGCGCAGGACGGGAATATATATATTAGCTCTACCCCTGCCAATCAGATATACCCCGTGTCCTTTGACGAAAACGGGCGTATGACTGCAGTGGTATTAGAGCGCACACGTGAATACAACGCTAAATTTTACACGCTGCTTGAGTACAGGAATTTTGATGTGAACACAGGAACGGAAACAATCAGATACAAAGCGTTTCAAAGTTTTCAACCAGGCTATTTAGGTACTGAAATATTAGTAGAGGAAACAGGGCTATTTCCTTTAATTAAGTCTGGTACATATACGGTAACAGGTTTAACCGCTCCATTGTTTGTATATTGGCGTATGCCTTTTGCATTTCCGTTCGACCCTAACAGTCCGATTGGCGTGTCGTGTTACCACTCGTCACTAAACTTAATGGAAGATGCGGACAGGCAGTATTCGCGATATTTGTGGGAATACGAAGCTGGGGAATTTGCTATCAACGTGGACGCTTCTGCTTTAGATGTTGTCCCCGGTCGGTCTTTCGGTGTAGCGCACCTAAACAGGAGAATATACAAAGCGGTTGAAATAAAAGACCTGTTTCAAGAGTGGAATCCAACGTTAAGAGACGGTTCGCTTTATGCTGGTTTAAACAATATATTCAGACAGATTGAATTTAGGTGCGGTTTAAGTTATGGCACACTATCTGATGTGAACATACAGGAAAAGACAGCAACGGAGATTATGGCTTCAAAGCAACGCTCCTATGTTACTGTTTCAAGTATCCAGGCAAGTTTGGAAAAAGCATTAAGGGAATTATCTTTTGCTTTGTGTGAAACTCTTAAAATTCCTCAAATTGAGCCTGTTTTTGCATGGGACGACTCCATTATTGTTGATACGCTGCAGGAAAAGAATATATTCATGCAGGAGATCTCAGCAGGAATTAGAGCACCGTGGGAATACCGTGTTGCATTTTTAGGTGAAACAGAAGAGCAAGCTAAAAAAGCTATTTCAGAAATTGAGCAGAGCAGCCAGCCGGAAATGGAATACGAGGATGAAGATGAATTTGTAGAAGAAAAAAAGAGCGAGAACAATGAGGAAGTAGAGGAAGAAAAAGAAGAAGAAACGGAGCGTGAACAAGATGACAATTGAGTTTTTAAGGGAGTTTATTTTAGGCGTGTCTGCGCTATTATTCTTGTGGTGGTGGTATCAGATTAGCTTTTAAGCACAATTTAGCTGCTGGATTAATGTTAGGCTATAGTGCTATTCCTTTTGCTGTGGATAGTGCAGTTCATCACCTTTACAGCTATTTCCTGCTTTGGGTGTGTGTCTGCTATTTTGCTTTCAAAGTGGTCTACGACCAGACTATGAAAGACAAAGAAGAGATTACGAAAGAGTTCGACAAAGTTTTAAATAAAGATTGAAAAAGTATTGAAACTAGTTTAAACTAATTGACATGGATAAAAAATATTATACGGTTGCGGAGTTCGCAAAAAAAGCCGGAGTGTCTCCGCAGTACATTTATAAACAAACTAAGAAACAGTTGCGAAACTATTGCAAACTTGTTGAAGGGCATAAAGTTATATCAGAAAGCGCTTTTTCTCTATTCGCTGTTGAGAATAATGAAACTACCAGTGAAAATGAGCCTGTTGTGGTTGAATATTTATTGCAACAGCTTAAAGAAAAAGACGGTCAGATTGCACTATTATCCGAGGAAGTGAGGCGAAGGAGTGAGGAAATTTTAGAATTGACAAAAGCGTTTAGAGAAGCACAAGCTCTACACGCTGGTACAATGCAACGTGAATTGACTGATAATAATAGAAAGTGGTGGAAATTTTGGAAATAACAAAAATTAGAAAATATGAAGATTTAAAAAACTTGACTGAAATTGCAAAATTGTTTTATGCCGAGGAGCTCGCTTCGTATATTCCGCAAAATCGGGCATTTAGTTCTGTTCGTGTTATCGCAGATTACGAACATAATGCGGTTTTCTTAAAAACAGAGCCTGGTTTTACTAATCAAGAATTACTCAAAAAAAGACCCGATTTGTTCATAAAAGCATACCCTGTAAACGACAACGACAGTTTAGATGATATAACTTTACGCATTTTAGATCGCTATAGAAATATATCAGATGATATCACGACAAGCACATTAGCCAAACTCGAAGCAGCAATATTTAATTCTGCTCTCGGAGGTCAGATTAACTACCTTAGAAGTCACGGAGGCATCCAGATTAAATCTTCTGCTGAAATTTCTGTTACTGATTTGAAAGATGTCGCAAATGATATTTTTAAAGTCTATGTGCACGACGGTAAGTTTATGTTGGATGAGATGAATGACCAATGTTATATATATAGAACTGATTTATGGCAATATTTTCACATCTGAAAGTGGTAGTGAAGCGGTTGACGAGGACGATATATGGAATTTAACCGAGGCGTTTAGAGCTTGCGTGCTGCTGGAAAATAAATCAGATTGCACGCCCGAAGATATAGAACGGTATATTCTCACAGCGGCGCGTGCTGCTATGGGCTGGTATTTAGAATAAAAGAAAGTGGTGGAAATTTTGGGACTAATTAAATTTTTAGATGCACACTGTGGTACAATTCTGACTATCTGTATGATTGTGGTAGTGGTAGCAATTGTTACACGTTTCAGACTAAAAAAAGTGAGTTGGGAATTTGAAAACGAAAGGCAAAAATTTAGGGACAAGTACAAGCCAATTCCTATAGTAAGGCTGAGAAGCCCTGAGTCGGATATGTTACATAGAGTGTTTCACATGTGCAGGGAAATGACTACAATATTAAGACGTTTTGAAGAAAGGAAAGATTGGAAACGGAAAAAGGTTTTGCTTTTTTTTGTTGCAGCGATATTATACATGCCTATAACGACACGTATGACGAAACAAAAAAATACGGTATCAATGGTGAATTTTTGGCGAGAGCAGAAGAAAACGGCTTGGGTGTTTTCGTTGATCTCATGTGGGACGATAAAATGCGTTTTAAAGACGGTGAGGAGGTTGACATAAACTCTAGAATTTACAGATTCCTTTTGTTAACACCGGAATTAATAGACGAACTGGATAAAATGGGGCTTTATCCTTCTGAAAAATTGAAAGATGACGTTTTTCTCTCTGCGCTTAAAGATGCGGTGAGGAATAAATTTAAAAAAATATAAATAGAAAGTGGTGGAAGTTTTGACGGTACAGCATAAAGCTTTCTTTGTATTTATGATGTTTATAGGTATAGCTCTTATTCTTAGTTTTAGAAATAAGTAAAAACACACTGGAATTTTAGTGTGTTAATATCGACAATCCCATTGTTTTTTTCCATGCTGTTCTTATTTTTGTGCTATACTTTCCTTATAAGGAGGTATGTTTCGTGGCAGATGAAATAAAGCAAGAACAATCTAATTCGATGTTGAATACAAAGTTTTGCAAACACTGTGGGCAAGCTATAGATATAGACTGTATTATTTGCACCAAATGTGGCAAGCAAGTAGAAGAGCTAAAAACAGAGCAGCCAAATGTTATAATCAATAATTCCAACAACAGTGCAAATACTAATGTTAACGCTAATATAAATGGCGGCTTTGGCAATCGTACTATTAATAAATGGGTTGCGTTTGTACTTTGTATCACTCTAGGTTGGTGCGGCGCACATAAATTCTATGAAGGAAAGTCTGGCATGGGTGTTTTATATCTCCTAACTTTCGGTTTTGGCGGCATTGGAGTGGTTGTTGATGCTATTACAATATTGTTAAAACCGAATCCATATTACGTTCGTTGGTGATATTTTTCGGAGGTGTTATTATGAACTATGGCAAGAACATTATAGCTACAGTTTTAATTTGCGGTGTTGTTTCTACAGTTGCTTTTGCTGCTGCTAAAGCTCCTTTATGGACTTTAGACGGCAATATTGTAGAAGTAAAAACCGACAAGGAAGGAACTTGGGTTTTAGTACCTAAAAACTTTGTAAGTGGTACTTTAGTTAATGAAAATAAACAAGGATTAAAACTAACTGCAGAAAATTACAAAAAAGCAAGTCAAGTAGGAAATACCTACAAAGATGTATGCAGAATACTAGGTGGTAAAGGAAAATTAGAAAGTAGCCATAGCGCTTCCTTTCTGCGCGATGATAATGATTCAGTTGCAGACACCTATGTTTGGAAAAAGAAAATGAAAGATCGTGTTACTATTCGTATTAAATTTATTGATGGATTAATTGAAAATAGTGATGATTGTTCTTATCAAGGTTGGTCTTAACAAATAAATTCACAAAAAGTTTACATAAATGTCGAATTTTAAATTGACTTTTAGTGGAGTTTGTGTTAAACTAGGGGTAGGAAATGGGGAAGACAATCGATTAATTAAAAGCAATTTGAAACTAGCAACTCAAATTGCTGGAATATCTTGGATAGTATAAACTTGCTGGTGCTACGAAGATATAAATAAAAGCTATTAAACCCTTTCGGGGATTAATATAAAAAATATTTCTGAAAAATCTTCACTTCGCTACCTGTAGACCAGCAAGCTACAGGGGACATCGCGAAGTGAATTTTTGTCACCTTTGATACTATCCAAAAAAATTGGAAGTATCGGAGGTGATTTTTTGTACATAAAAAAATTCGACAACACTTGACAAATTAAAGTAGATATGTTATACTATTTAGGTAATGATTAATATCTAAATAGTATAAAGCTTCACTGCTATGTAGATGGTAAATAATTAAGTATATTCTCCTCATTGAGGAAAATAGAGAAAAACTTAAAGTTACTATACGCCTTATAGAGTGAAGCCTATAAGGTGTTTTTCGATGCAAAAAGCACCTTTGCCAGAAACAAAGGTGCTTTTCTTTTACCCTAAAATCCAAAAAACCAAGGAGGTTTTTGGTAAATATATTTTACCCTAAAATTTTAAAAAAATCAAGGAGGAATTTTTATGTTTTATGAAAAAAGTTTATTTGAAATCGACGCAGAGGAGGCAAAGTTACCATGCAAGTGGTGTGAGGACGAAGTGCCAGAAGATGAATTGTATCACGGTGTCTGCTTAACCTGTATTGAAAATTATTATGAACCAGAGTTAGCTAGGCAATTTTTAGAGGAATCAGGATTTGAAGCATACTTCTACGTTATGGACTATATGCGCACAGACTACAACACAATCGACATCAGAGTAATTGACGCATGCAAAAAAGAGTTTTGGGAAAAATTATCAATAGCAAAATTTAACGCGGTTAATTTTCCAGCCTTATACACATACGATGAAAAATCGGTATATGAATTGCAGTGCTTGAAAGAATATGTGCTTTCTGATGACGTCTTTTACGATTGGGCAGATTGGGTACTTGATTACGACGAAACACGCGAAAAAGTGGCAGCAGCCGCAAAAGCAGGAAATGTTGTTATGATTGCTCCTGCAAAACAGGAGGTGCGCTAATGAGAGTACTCTTGACAATTTTGTTTGTATCTTTAACTTGTGAATCAATGGCAAATATTTTAGGTACATTTGGATTTTTAGTGTTTGCAATGGCAGCTCTATTTTTAAGCTGCCTTGCAGAAAATAAAAGAAAGGTGGGATTTAAATGTCATCAATATACGTCAAGAACATATGCGCACAATTAGCTTCTAATACTACAACGGAAATTAGAAATTATCTTGATTGCGACCTTCTATTTGAAGGTGCGGTGGCAGCAATCCCACCAGAACTTTTACTTCTGGAAGTGGTGAAATTCCAGACACACAACAACAGATATCTGTTTTATGTCAGCTGAAAGGAGCGGTTTAAATGGACAAATTTGACCCCAACGAACATTTAGTTGACCTCAAAGGCAAAAAGTATTTACCTGTTGCGCCGCGTGTGGCATGGTTTAGACAAGACAAACCATGCTGGCGCATTAACACAGAGCTTATAGAATTTAAGCACGAAAATAACTTTGGTCTTGCTGTCTTCCACTGCAAGATATACGATGAAAACGGCAATGTTATTTCTACAGGCTATGGCAGTGAAACACTGTCTGACTTTAGAGACTACTTTGAAAAAGCAGAAACAAAAGCTATTGGTCGTGCGCTGGCTGCTCTTGGCTATGGTACTCTGTTTGCGCTTGAATTAGACGAGGGAGAAGCTATTGCAGACGCACCACAAGTACCAGCTAAGCCTCAAATAGTGCCGTGTGATGAGTGCGGGTTAGGTATTCCACGCGATATTGCAGTTAGTACCTACAAGCTTTATGGAAAGAAACTATGCTCCGCTTGTGCGAAAACAAGCGCAAAAAAAGAAATGGCGCGTGTATTTGTATAACACGCGCCGGGGATAGTAAATGATTAATAAAGGGAATATCTCAATAGCATACTCTAGAATGCTATAAAGATAATAAATTTATTATATTATAGCACCGACTTTTTTAAAAGTCAAGTGCAAAAATATTCCGAATTTTGGGGAGATGATATTTATGGAAATCAAACGCACGAAAAAAACAATAGCGGATCTTGAAACAATAGTCTTTTATATCGATGAACACGAAGACGAGAAGTTTGTATACAGCAATGCACAACGCGACAATGTGATCCGGTCTATTTGGTCGGGTTTCCCGTTGGGGAGTTTTTACTTCGGGGAGACAAACAACACGATAGAGATTATAGACGGTTGGCAAAGACTAATTGCAATATGCCAGTATCTCTGGGGTTGTTTTTGTGTTGATTATCGATATTTTCACAATCTTGACGATACGGAGAAGAATGCATTTTTAAGCTACGAGTTAGATGCATATTTGTGCAATGGGACAGCCGACGAAAAACAAGATTGGTGCAAAATAGTGCATCCAATTAAACGCATTCGACGCAAAAAAACATAGATTTTATTTAGGAGCTGAAATATATGCAGACAGATACAGAAATATTAGCTTTAGCATTAGGGGAAGATATACGCCCTATCACAGACGAGGAAAGAAGATTGTTGAGAAAGAAAATACGGAAAGACAAAAAAATCAACTGGGAAACTCGCAAGATTTTTGAAATAGTCGATTCGCTATCACTTAAATATGGTTTCTGCTGGGCTTCTAGCAAATACATTGCATGTGCATTAGCTTGGCCTGAAGAATATATCAAGCTTGCTATTCGCAGATTGCGCAAGCGACAATATATATTGGTTTCCAAAGTCAAATATCAACCTGACGGGTACAACAAAAATATGCGTATGAAGGTTATGGCTCTAAATTATAAAAAAGCATTGGAGGAAAACTAAAATGGTATTAAATTCAGCAGAAGTATTGACGGCTAAAGGTATTGCCAAACAAGATGAAAAGCTAAACTACAACTTAAGAATGTTACTCGGTCAGATTATATACACCAACAATCTGCGCGGCGCTGGCTGCTATACTCATAACGCACATTTTGCCAAATTTTTTAACAGATCAGAGCGCACAATTAAACGGTGGCTCAAAATACTTAAAGATTTGGGGTATATTTCAATCAAATATGTCTGGGAAGGCACAAAAATAGTCAACCGACTTATTAGTATCTCCGCTGAATTTCTAGCAAAGATTTTAGACAAGATACACAAAAAAGCAAGGGAAGCTGAAAATGGCGTTGGAAAGCCAAATGTCCCCGGAAATGGCCTAGTAAGTAATAAAGTAAATACTAATAATAAGAATATACATAATAATAAAGTTAATACTAATAATAAGATATCTGCAGATAAAATTTTTAAAAAGTCTAAACCAGGAAATTATGACGAACTTTTAAATTTTTGGGCTGATAAGAAACTGGAAAGCTCTCCTAAAGACTTCTGGAATTACAATGCCAAAAGAGAGTGGGCAGGTATTCGTAACTGGAAGCGCGCTGCAAGAGGATGGGCTAGGAAAGCAAAGGATAACTTAGCTGCTTTTAAAGCTAATAAAACTAAAGATAAACAAACCACACTTGATTATCTTGATATATTACCCGAACTGTCATATAACAGCTGGGATATACTATAACGACAAGGTGTCTAAAAATTGGACACCTGGACAGCAGAAAGGAGAAAAGAGAATGAACACTATACTCGAATTGCAAAATATATCTCTGATAGCAAAAGACAAAATAATTCTAAAAAACATCAATTTGAAAGTGCAAAAAGGTGCATTGCTGGCAATACTGGGAGAATCTGGAAGTGGTAAGTCAACCATGCTTAGAGTTATTGATGGCTGGGAAGAACCTAGTGCGGGGCGCGTTTTTATGACTTTAGGCGAGGAGCAGGTTGATATTACCGAATTGCCAATGAACGAGCGCGATATACACTTAATGCCACCTAATTATGAGCTATTCCGCAATATGAACGCAATTAAGAACATAAGCTACGGACTAAAACGCCAGGAATTGACTGTTGGTGAAGTAAATGAGCAGGTACTAACACTCATAAAAGAGCTTGAGCTAAACGGGTATGAATACAGATATTTACCGGATCTTTCAAGCGGACAGCAGCAGCGCATAGCTTTTGCACGTACAATAATAGGGAAGCCGTCAATATTGCTGTTAGATGAGCCGTTTAGTGCATTAAACGACAGGTTATGTGCAATTATGCAAAATATTATTAAGCGTTATCAAGAAGAATGCGGTATGACTGTTATTTACACAACGCACAACATGAAGACCGCGCGACATTTTGCAGACAGAATTATTGAAATGCGGGACGGATTTGTGGTATAATATTTAAAAAGAATGAATAATATTGCAAAAGTCGAGATTGCATAACGCGAATGGGTAGGTCACATCTGCCTAGTTATGCAATAACCAATTTTTGCATAGAGCTAGCTTGTCTGGCAGGGTGATGTGACCACCTTGCAGGGACAAGCTAGCTGTGTTTTTGTGCGAAAATGTAACGGCAATACCCCTAACGTTCGACAAAGTTCGACAAAAACGGGGGCATTGTGTGAATTATTATGCAAAGTACACTAAAAATGGGGAGAAAAGAGGAAGGTGAGAGAATGGAAGAGTTTGATTTAAAATATTTTGAGCTTTGCGGGATGGCAGAAGAAGCGAACGAGGAAAAGAGGAGACTAATGGACGCGCTGCCGAAAATGTCGAATGAGATATATAGTATATCCGCTAAATTGATTAATAATTACCCTATACCAGACAATCAGAAGTATTTTGCATTAGGTATGAGAGTGCGAAAAGCCTCAGAAGAAGTAGCGGAACTGAAGAAGCGATGGGACGAATTAACAGAGCAATTAGAGGCGATAAGATTTAAGTTGTTTTTAGCAGAAGGTCATATATTAATGCACACAAAAGATAAAAAAACTAAACGGGAGCGATATAGAAAATGGCATGGGAATTACAGGAGTTATCGAAAGGGTTATTAACTACGGTAATATTAACAATAGGCGGTTGCGTCATCGGTTTTAGCGGCGGTACAGCTTTAACCTTATTATGGCTATTAAAGCGTAAAAAATGGATATTGCTAATAAGCGATATCCTGAGGGGAACACCAATGCTGTTACAAGCAATTTTAGCTAAAATGCTCCTGGGTGCATATGTGCCCGGGCTATTGTTGGCTATACTTGTGTTTGGAATTAATTCAATGGCATACTCTAGCCAGATTGTATTAAGCGCGGTAAATGGGGTGTCTGCGGGACAAAAAAATGTGGCAATGAATTTAGGAGCCACAGAATACGAAGCATACACCCAAATTATATTGCCACAAGCGCTTAAAAATGCAATTCCGGCGCTCTTGAACGAATTTAACAGCTTGCTAAAGGAATCAGCTATAGTAGGCGTTATTGACATTCAAGACCTATTAAGCGTTGCTGAAACAGTCGGAACAAGAAATAATTCCAAACTCAGCGCATTAATAATCGCAGGAATTGTATATTTCATTATATCACTTTCTGCGAAATTTGCAACAGAGAGGTGGAATAACAGTTAAAACCATTCTATATAACAAGCAGAGAACAAAACTGTGAAAAGAAAAAGTTGTCAAAAAGTACCGATACGTTGGTCGGGAATTTACGCCTTCGGAGTGTTATATCAAACACAAGTAGATAATGAGCAATCATATCAAAAGTGGACACGTTGAACAAGGAATGAAACATAAAAGTTTATAACTTTTTGTAAGTTTTCAGTAACGGTGGACAAAAAAACAAAAATAAATAAAATAGACAAAAAATAGAATAAGAAATTAAAAGGACAGGCTATGTTTAGGCGTAGCCTGTCCTTTTTTTGCGTTTAAAGCCGGTTTTGAGGAAGTAACCGGTTATAAAAAAGTATATTTGTCAACGTGAACGCTGTCAAATATACGGAACAAGAAAGGGAGTTGTTTTATGAAACCCGTTTGTAATTTTACCAGCGAAGAACTAGCTAGTATTAACATTGCAAAAGAAAAACTGATTGAAATTACCCCTTTAATGCGATATCTACAGCGGCTGGCAGCCGCAGAGAAAAGAATAGAGAACAAGCTGGAAGTTTTAGGCTGTCGAAGAGCGAAGCTTAGTCCATTAAATGGGAACGGCTGCAAACCACGTGGAACTAGTCCAACGATGAATTTGCATATGTGCAAATTGCTAGATGAATTAAGTGAAATAGAAGAAGAAATTAACATTACAAAGCACAAGATTAATAAGGTACGCAACGCAATAGATGTAATGCCGACAGCAAGGTACAGGGATATTTTAAATACTATATTTTTTAAAATAGAAGGCGTCCACGCTTTTTTCAATACATCTTTTAAAGTTGCTTTTTCCCCGTTTGAATTTTGGTTCTATCTTTAATGGTTATGTGTAATTCGGACGAACCCCACGATTTTAACCGTGAGAGCTCGCCTGCTACGCTATGAGAATAAAAAAACTTGACGTGCGCATAATATGCGTGTATAATATGCATATATACACGCATATTATGCGCACATTTATATCTTTGCAAGGAGAAGACTATGAAAACAATTCTTATATGCAATCAAAAAGGTGGTGTTGGCAAGACATTAATTGCAGATGAACTTGCTTTTTCCCTGGAACGGGATGGAATACAGTATAGTTTCTTCGACCTTGATGACCAAGGCTCTGCAATTCATAAGACCATAGATAATCCAGATGCCGAAGTCAGGGTAGTCGATACCCCTGGTTCGTTACAGGAAAATCTGTTTGAATGGATTGAAGAAGCGAATATGGTTATTGTTCCGACGATGATGAGCAATCGTGACACGAAACCTCTTGAACGGATGATAAAAATACTGGCATCTTTTGAGAAACAAGGTAAAGCTGTCCTGTACATCTTTAATAAATGGAACAGGTACAATATCACAAAGCAATTCATTGATTGGTTCCAAGCAAAGTATCCAGACCTGCACACAGCCGTTCTTTGTGATACGACACAGTTCAATATGGCAGGAGCATACGGAGTATCAATCTTTGAATATAAAAAGTCTTGCATTGGAGCGAGACAGATGGGTGAGATTTACAAGATCGTTAAATATCATCTTAATATCAAATAAAGTGGAGGACAGAAAAAAATATGAGAAAAAAGGAAAGTATTTTTAGTGTAGATGCTGTTAGGAGACAGAAAGAACAGGAACAGATCGAAAAGAAACTTTCAAAATCGCATACAGAGTCAGTTTATTCACGAAAAGTACCTATGAATATCACTTTACCAGTCGAATACAAGGAGAAGTTGCTGGCTTATGCAAAGGGAAAGCATCTATCAGCATCTATCCTGATTCAGATGTGGATTGATGAGAACTGCGCATAACATGCGTATAAATATACGCATGTTATGCGCATAACGAAAAGAAGAATATTGTGGCTGGAAAACTAAGTCTTCATAATGCAAAAGGGATAAAGGAAGACGAGTTTTACAAATATCAGATATGAAAAGGAATTAAAATGCTATGGTATTTACTTCCAAACGACTCAAAATTATTGATGAAGAAAACTATATTACAGCCAAAAGGAGTAGACAATGCAAGATCGTCTGTTTATATGTAATTACTTGGAGCAATTTTTTGATGAAGTAACACCTTTAGGATTTTATAGATCAATATTTCCAGTTGGATCCCTTGAAAAGAAGGGACAGCAACGTACGGGAGAATATAATGCGTTAGCTGTAGAACTTCTGCCGCCTCTGGAAAGTAAAGAAAGGAGATCAAATGCCAAGAAATATATTATTACTGATGATCTAGAGATGCTAAGCGAACTTTTGAAGAGTGAAAACTTTGTAATAATCAGCCCTATCAGTTATATAGGGAAAAGTAGACAAAGCCAAAATGCAAGATTTATATATGCGATGGCAATCGATCTGGACGGAGTAACACAACTGCATAATTTGCAAGATCTTTTATATCAAATTGAAGAAGAATATCTGCCAAGACCAACTTATCTTGTGTGGAGTGGTACGGGTTTGCATTTGTATTATCAGTTTGAAGTACCACTTCCATGCTTTAAGAATATAACAAACCAGCTTGCAGAGCTAAAAAAAGCATTAACGCTTCGGATTTGGAATGGATATGTGAGCGAACAGGCAGAAAAACCACAGATTGAAAGCTTATTTCAAGGATTTCGTATGGTAGGTGGTGTTACAAAAGGTGGTAATAGAACAAGAGCTTTTTCTTTAGGGAAAAAGGTTACCATTGAATATTTGAATAATTATGTACCAGAGCAGAGCCGAGTGGTTAGTTATAGATATCAAAGCAGATTAACATTAAAGCAAGCCGCAGAGAAATATCCAGAATGGTATAATCGAAGGATAGTAAACAAGCGGAGAAGAAGCACTTGGGTAACTTCAAGGGCTGTATATGACTGGTGGTTAAATGAGTTGAAACAGAAAATAGTTGTCGGTCATAGATATTATGGAGTTATGGTATTAGCTGTTTATGCGAAGAAGTGTGGAATCACAGAAAAAGAACTAGAAGATGATGCTTTTGGTTTGGTAAGTATGTTAGATAAAATGACAACAGAAGAACAAAATCACTTTACCAGGGAAGATATACTTGCTGCATTGGAAATGTATAATGATAATTATATTACTTTCCCTATTAATAGCATTAGTAAACTAACCGCAGTGCATATAGAAAAGAACAAACGAAATGGACGAAAACAGGAAGTACATTTGGCAAGAGCAAGAGCTGTTCAAAATATTGATTATCCAAATGGAGAATGGCGTTACCATGGAGGCAGACCTAAAGGAAGTAAACAACAAGAGGCTATTAAGCAGTGGCGGCAGAACAACCCAAAAGGAACAATAAAACAATGTACTAAACAAATTGGTGTTAGTAAAAGTACAGTCTACAAATATTGGAAAGAGGACGTATGATTATGGGAAAATTCACACAGTAAAAGAAGTAGTGCATCTTCTGAAAATATCAAAACAAACAGCGCAGCGAGTAATTAATACTGCTGCTATTAAGCCAGATAAACGGGATAATAACCAATGTCGCTTTTACTCTTATAGGAAAATGATGAAAATTGTAAAATTGAGCAACCCAGGATTTGAACGACGAAATGTGACACAACAAACTGAAACATCACGGCAAACAAGCGGAAATAATCTTGTTCAATCAATGGCTAGCATTGAAAGCATCAAATTCGGCTTTGATAACGCATTTACAAAGGCAGATACCGAAATGAATATTTTAGTCAGTAAATAGCTAAAAATGTTATAAAGATCAATGAAAAGGCTCGTAAAATAATCAAACCATTACTGTAAGATAGGTAATCAAGACAATTGTTTATTTTTATTATTTTGCTGTAATACTACTTACTTTTATGTTTTGTAATGATACAGTATCTACTCCGTGCACTACAGTAATTCTTTACATTTATTCCATAGAATAGTTTTCCTAATAATGTGTATTGATAATATAACGCCATATAAGGTATGTTAGTTAGGATGCTGTAGCGTGTACACGTGTGTTAACACCTTATGGAAACATGCAGCTATTGGTTGGGCTAAAAAAGCAAAGGATAGCTTAGCTACCTTTAAAGCTAATAAGACCAAACAGACAAAGCCATATTCCAACGACTACGAGAGCATATTACTGGACCTGTCATATAACAGCTGGAATATGCTGTAAAAAAAAGAGGATTTTTAACGGATAGTATTTACCTTGTCAGGGAAGGTTGAGTAGCTCTGGATTTTAGAATATAGCACACAAAGAGAGTTACATGTGTAAGCAAAAAGATGTTTTTTTTCCCCAATTTTGAGCGATATTTTAATGTTGGCTGGTTTTGTGCAACATTACGAATTAAATAATTCTCTTTTTTCGAATTCCTAAAAATTGATATTTACTGGACTGCCGATGAACAAGCGCGATATCCACTTAATGCCCCCGAACTACGAG